CACTGCTGCAAGCCTGCATGAAGCCACAGGCTTTGCCGTCGCTATGGTGTTCGATGCCAACAACCTCCCCAGCGTTGCTAAAGTTTTAAAGAAGCGCTACCCGGCAGCAAAACACCTAATGTGTGCCGATGATGACGCCTTTGCCTGGTGCGCCAACTGCTCCAAACCCGTCAACGTCAACCTATCCGCCACCTGTCCTGAATGCCAACAACCCCACGGCAAACACAACACCGGCGCGGAACAGGCCGAACTGGCCGCGCTCGCAGTTGGCGGCCGCGTTATCGCCCCAAGATTCGCTGATCCTGCCGCCCGCTTCGACTTTTACTGCCGCAACCAAGGCAAACTCACCGATTTCAACGATCTGCACCTGACTGATGGTCTGCACACGGTAAGGATGCAAGTTGAGTCTGCATTGCTTCAATTTGGTTGGACGTTTGTGGCGCAAACGCGAGACAACATACAACGGGGGGGCGGGGCCGATGACGGTAAATTAAAACCCATCGACACCACTGACGAACTGTTGGAGCGCTACAGCCTTGTCTATGGCAAAAGCGGCACCGTATTCGACCATCAGGAACACCAGCTCCTGGCGCTGTCCGATATGCGCGACGCCTGCCAGTCACGGGAGATACACCGCCGCTGGCAGGAATCGCCCCAACGCTCTATCGTCCGCGCGGAAAATGTAGGCTTTGATCCCGGCGGGCAGGACACCCGGATAACCTGCAACCTGTGGGGCGGCTGGCCGACCACGCCTAAAGCGGGCTGTTGCGATGCCATTCTCGGCCTGCTCTATCACATGTGCAGCGGCGAAGATAACGCCAGCGATACCGCCCAGTGGGTCATCAAGTGGCTCGCCTATCCCATGCAGCATCCCGGCGCTAAAATGCGCTCCACGCTGGTCGTGCACGGCCCGCAAGGCACCGGAAAAAATTTGTTTTTTGAAGTCATCCTGGCCATTTATGGCCGCTATGGCCGCATTATCGATCAGGCCGCCATCGAAGATAAATTTAACGATTGTTTCAGCGCCAAACTGTTCATGATCGCCGATGAAGTAGTCGCCCGTTCCGACCTTTACCACGTCAAAAACAAGCTCAAGAGTTTCATCACCGGCGAATTTATCCGCATCAACCCGAAAAACATGGCCAGCTATGAAGAACGCAACCACGTCAACATCGTTTTCCTCAGTAATGAACGCATGCCGGTCGTCATCGAAGAAGACGACCGCCGCCATTGCGTCATCTGGACGCCACCCAAAAAAGGCGCTGATTATTACAAAGAAGTCGCCGATGAAATCAACAACGGCGGTATAGAAGCACTGCATGACTGGCTGCTCAATATCGACCTGGGCGATTTTAACGAACATTCCAAACCGCCCATGACCACCGCCAAGGAAGAACTATTGGCGCTCGGCAAAGATCATGTCTTGCGGTTTTATGAAGATTGGATGAGTGGAGAATTTAACGAAAATATAGCTGTTGATGGTGATGGCTATCGCATTCAAGATATTGAAATAATTGATTCCAGCAAAATTCCGGTATTAGCAACGGAGCTTTTTGAACTCTACAAATCCTGGTGCGCCCATCAACGCGTCAAACCAGCACCGATGAATAAATTCATAGATCATATAAAAAAGCGGCCTGGAGTTAGTAAGAAAGATAAACGCTACATAAGCAATGGCAAAGAAAGCTCATCATGCAGATCGTTTATATATCCGCCTAATTGTCTGGAGGTTCCGGCTGAAGGATCAAATATGGAAAAAATGTGGCTGGGATTCCGTCAGCAGGAATTTTTGAAAATCCTGAACAGTTATAAAAACCAGGAATATGAGAAAAACAAGGATTATGACATAGCATTTAATGATACCAGCTAGATTTGACGGGGGCTGTCGTGGGTGTCGTGGGTGTCGTGGCACGCTAGTCGTGGCACAAAACGAGCCCCCATGCCTACTGTCGGGGGTGTCGTGGCATTTTAGCTATACGCGTGCGAGTACACGTGAATTTTAAAAATTGATAATAGTTTTTAAAGCATAATTAATTTAATCTCGCACGATACCCCCCCCCGACTGCCACGACACCCACGACAGCGCACACGGCCCGCGCTCTCTAGCTGTCGTGGGTGTTTTTTTATGCCACGACACCCACGACTGAACTTTAACACTCTATTTTTTGTTTTTTAAAAAAATTATGATGTTGAAAAGAAACTAAAAGAAAATATGAAAACAGTTAATTGCGTTTCACCTGAGCCGATCCGAGCAATGTTAGCCCGGCTGCTAAATCTGCCAACATCTTCTGAGATATTGGATCAAGTTCTTCTCTGGCTGCGCACGCCTCTAATAGCCGCGCCACATCGGGAAGCTTAAGGGGATCAATGGCGGTCATGGAAATTACGATGCCCCTGAGCACTTCCTGGATGATGGGAGTATTTCATAATCTTGCATGGTTGATAACTCCGAATTTTGATAGATATGCAAAGTATAGCTTTTACTAAAAATCCGCCCGGAAAAACCTGCCGCGCCTGCCAGAACTGGCAGCATGATCAAGTGGGTTGCCCTAACACCGGAATGGGCGTATGTTTGCTTAATATCAATCCAACGCAGCTTAAATGGCCGGGAATACCCGCGTGCGCATCATACAAAGGGGAAGGGGGAAGCCCCGAATTATGAGAATTTTTTACAAACAACCCGAGGCCGCGCCATGAGCCTCATGTCCCCCCTGGAATTCGCCCAACATATCGACCGCCAACCCGGCTGGATAACCCAGCTAAAAGACGCGGGCCGTCTGGTTATGGATGGCGATAAAATCGACGTGGAAGCCTCGCTGCAACGGATTGAAGACACCGCCAACCCCAGCTTTCAAGTCCACGCCGACCGCCACCAGGAAAACCGCGAGCGCAAAGCCGCCGGGATTATGGACGACATGACCGGCAAAGCGGGCAGCGCCTACCAGCAAGCCCGCGCCATGCGGGAAAAATACGCCGCCATGCAAGCCAAGATCATGTATGAAAAAGAAGTCGGCCTATTGCTGGTAGCCCAGGATGTAAAGATGGCCGTTGCCGATGGCGACGCCATTATCCGCAACCGGCTGGAATCCCTGCCGGACATACTCGCCCCGCAACTGGCCGCCGAAAAAGACGAGCAGAAAATCCGGGCCATACTGGCGGATCAAGTTGAATACTTACTGGATGAACTGAGCAGGACGTTTAACGGGATGGGTAAATCATGAACTACGCGGCGTGTTCCCTAAGCCAGTCTTTCAAGGCATTATTCATGCGTGTTTGCCAGCCTCGTCCTGTGGCTTTGAAGGCTTCCAGTACATCAACATCATATCGGACAGCCACTTGTTTTTTGATAGGACGTTTGTTTTTGCCGCGCATTTTAACTTGTCCGATGACTACGCCGCTTTGTTTAAGCAATGCACCCTCCCAGTCTGATACAAACGTGCGTGGACTATCGGCATCGTGGTGTATATCCGCGTCGGTCATAGCATTAACCGTTTCCCAGTCACTGTGCTCAGCCGGGATGATATTGCCAGTAGATACGTTCTTCATGTTTTTCTGCCTTTCTAATCGAGATTATATGATCATTTTCACCGCGTGGCGTATGTACTACAAAGACCACTAAGCCATGCCACACGCCCAAGGTCTGCAAACGCAATTCACCGTAGCGGTCGCGGCTGTCTTCGCGGACAATGGTGAAGCCGTCAAAAATGGTTTCACAGCCGATAAAATCAAGGTGATGGTTTTTAATATTTGCTGCACGCTTGGTTTCATCAAAAGTTATCATAAGCAAATTGTAGATGCAAAAAATAGAAATGTAAAGCCATGTACGCGCTACGGGATGGCTAAATCATGATTTATTATCAGCCTTCCAAGCCCAATCTGCTGATAACATCCTCTTTTTTAATTCGGTGGCTATGCAGATAGAACAAACCCCAACGGCCTACCCCAACGCCGCCCGCCTGATCCACGCCACCCGTGCCCGCGCCTTCGCGCCGCGTAAAATCCAAACCGTGTCCGAATTTTCCGACGCCGAAATCCGCCTGTCCAAAAAAGGCAGCGCCGAGCCGGGGCCATTCCATACCGACCGCAACCCGCCATTGCGCGAACCGATGGATTGCATGTCCGCGCGTTCCACCGTCAAGGATGTGGTGTTAATGTTCCCCATCCAATTTGGCAAAACCACCGTGGCCACCCACGCCCTAGCCTACTTCATGGCCAACGGCTCCGGCCCCGTGATGGTCTGCCTGCCCGGCGAAGTCGGCATGAACAAATGGATCGCGCAAAAACTTAACCCCATGATCGAAGAAACGCCCGCCGTGCAAGCGGTATTAACCTCGCAAAACAGCCGCAACAGCGCCAATACCAAAGAGTTTAAAGACTTTATCGGCGGTCAACTCTATCTTGAACATGCCGGATCCCCAAGCCGCCTGAAATCCACCACTGTTAAATTCCTGATCGTTGATGAACTGACCGAGTTTGCCGGTAACCTGGTCACCGGCGATGATCCCTTGATGCTGCTCGAAGATCGCACCTCCGCCTTTCCGGCTAACTACAAGCGCCTGTACATATCCTCCCCCGGCATTAAAGGCATTTGCCGTACTGAGGAACTTTACGAAAAATCCGACCAGCGCAAATACTTCATGCCCTGCCCGCATTGCAATGAAGAAATCCTGTTTGAATGGTCCGGCCTGCACTGGAGCGAAGGCGGTCATGACGCCCGGTATGTCTGTCCCGAATGCGCCTGCGAGATCGAAGAACACTATAAAACCGAAATGATCAAAAAAGGCCGCTGGATCGCCACCCATCCCGGACCCAAGCTGCGCGGCTACCACATCAACGCCCTGTATTACCAGATCGGCCTGGGTCCGCGCTGGGCAACCCTGGTCGATATGTGGTTACAGGCGTATAACGACATAGCCAGATTAAAAAGTTTTTTAAACAGCCGCCTCGCCGTCGCCTGGGAAGACCCCAGCATGCGGGCAGTTAAAATGAATGTCATCGCCGACCGTGTCGAGCCGTACCGCCTCAGAGTGGCCCCTTTGGGCGTGTGCGCGGTCACGGCAGGCGTTGACACCCAAGACAACCGCCTGGCCGTGCAGATCGTCGGCTGGGGTAAAGGCATGGCGTGTTGGGTGCTGGATTATGTGGAACTTATGGGCGATCCGGCGGATGATGGCGTCTGGGTCGCGTTAACCGAACTGCTTAACAAACCGATAGAACATGTTAACGGCCACAGGTTAGGCATAGAAGCCACCGCAATCGACGCAGGCGGCCACAGAACCGAAGCAGTCAAGGACTATGTACGCCGGAGGATGATACGCCGCCCTATGGTCATTTTTGGGGCCATCCCGAACAATGCGCCGGTTTTGTCCAAACCCAAAGCCCAGGATGTCAACTGGCGCGGGCAACTGATGAAAAAAGGCGTGCATATCCAGCACGTCGGCACCGTAGCCATTAAAAACGTCCTGTATGGCCGTCTTGCCACCGATGGTGATAAAGAGCAGCATGAGCGCATGGTGCATTTCAGCGATGATTTGCCACAGTATTTTTTCAGTGGTATAACATCGGAAACCTTCGACCCACGCGCCAACCGCTTTATCAAGAAGCGCGGAGCAAGAAATGAGCCACTTGATACTTTTGTTTATGCCTATGCCGCCGCGCACCATCAGGACTTAAGACTGCAT